AGGCTTTTCTGGATTAGGATTTTCTGCCTCATTTCCTGTATAAAAAGGTGTTAAAGCCATAGTAGGTTGACTGCATAAGACATTTCCAAACTGTTGCTTGCCTGTCATCCCATTATTAATATTCATATTTTGATTTATTATTGATGAATTTCCCACCGCATTAGGTTGTGCGATTACGTCAGTATCACCTTCCGCTTTAGCAATATTACTGGCTAAACACAGACAAGCTAGTAATAACGCTTGTAGTCGTAATGTCGTCATTTTGAGTGATCTGTTCTGTCAAAGCACCAGCAGCCCTTGTAGTGGTGCTTAGTGTCCACTCCGCAGTGTTATCTGTCGGTGTGAATATTGCATCTGTAGCTTCAATACCACCAGATGTGTCTGAGGTTACAGTTATATTTGTAGCTTCCCATGTATTAAGGGCCGATCCGTATTTCTCAGTAACTATACTGCGAGTTATTGTTTGAGTAGTATTTTCAGTTCTGTTGCTAGAACCAGTAGTCCAGCTTGGTGTTTCAGCGTGTACTGCTAAAGGCAAGGCCAGCAGTGATAATAAAATAAGTTTTTTCATTTAGTGGCTGTTTTAGTGTTCTTATTTTCTACTATAGTATCTTTTTTCTTTTTTATTGAAAACCCAAGTGATGCAGTACTAGCTGAAAAAATTGAAGCTATAAATGTCGGATCAAAATCTACAATCTTTTTGCCAGATGGCGGTTCATAATAAGAAAGGCTGAGTAGTGTGGCTGACCATAAAAGTACACAGACTTTCACAATGGTTTCAACTTTGCTTGGTTCTTGATCTTCCATAAAAAAAGCTGCCTAGTGTGTGAGGAGTAAGCTGCTGACCACTGCTTATTTTAGACAGCATATGCCAAATGTAACAAAAACTGTTATGTTTGGAAAGTAACACAATAAATTATGATTAAAATTTTAAAACCAATCTTAATGACATTTCTTACAACAACAACTATAAAACGTCTTGTTGTTGATTTATTAAGAGCTATTTGTAAACAAACAACTAATACTTTAGATGATAGGGCTGTAGATTTATTAGAAAAACAACTATTTCCTACAAAATGAACATTAAAAAGTTTCTAAATATAGATATAGAACCTACCCCGCCCGAACTACAGCTATCGGTAGAGGTACGTTGTAGGGAAATAATGGCTTCAGATGATATAGATAATATAAAAAGATACGCTACCCACTTAGTAAGGCATCAAGCAAGGCAAGATGTTTTTTTAGCTTCTTTATTAGGTTTTTTAATAGATAATGAAGCGGAAAAAATTATAGGAGAAAGAAAAAGAAAAACTAATATTATAAATAAGATTTTTCGAACTCGGCAATCTCGGAATTAGTAAAATCTTTTATTAAAAGTTTTGGTATCTTATCTATTTGGTAATTATATTTTAGTATCGCCGTCTTTATATGTTCACTAACCCAACCTTTTTGGTCGCTTACTAAACAAGCTTTTTGCCTTTCATCTATAAAAATATAATGATCTTGCCCCTTAAGTTGAACGTCTAATAAGTTTCTTTCTAAGTTTTTTTGCCTTATTTGTTTAAGTTTTAAAAGTTTAAATTCTGTGGGATTAAGTTTTTTATTCATAACTTTATATTTATACCGTTACCAAGTTTATTCATTATATATTTTATATCGGCGGCGTCTAGGTTTTCGAATACTTCATATTTTAAAACTCTTTTATCTGCAAAATGATGATGAAGTTCTTTTTCTAGTTTGCGATAGTTTTCTATTTTAGGGCTAACGGCAAGTATCTCCATTGGTTTTTGGTACTTTATACGGCGTTGTATGTTAGCGGCGGAACTAGAGCCTATTTTATGAAAGTTATTACTTTTAACAAAATAAACGTGACCTTTTCCGGCGTTATTTTTAGTCTTACTTCCGTTCTTAGGTGTCCAACCGTTATCCCAACCTTCGTCTAAAGCTTCCTCGTTCCATACTTCTTTGCCCCTAACGTATTTAACAAAACCTTTTTTTATTAACCAAAGTTTTGCTTCAAAGTCGCTAGACATTTTATATTGCCTTACGCCGTTTATTTCTATATCGGTTTTAGTAAAGCAAATACCATAATTTTTATATATTTCTTTTTCGTCCATACCAAAGAACTTTTCATGTTCCGGTCTAGTATCTTCTTCCCAATAATCTACGCCTGTCCGGAGGATACCGTCACCGGCGGTGGTAACGGTAAAATTATGCCTATCCTTATTAAAAACTATTTTTGGATAACCGGAGTTAAGCATCTTCTGAACATTTAGGGCAAGGCTCCATTTCTAGTGGAACTTGCGTAACCATAGCCGAAAGTAAAAGAAGCATAACTTTAAGCGGCGGTTGCTCGTTAGAAAACGGTAAAGTACCGCCTCCCGCTAAATGTAAGGCTCCGTTGCTTATTACTACGTTATGTTCCGCCGATGTTTTGTGAGCCGAGTAAAGTTGCGAAAAAGTTACTCCCGTTCCGTAAGTGTCGTGTTGTACTTCGAGCGGTTTATAAGCAAAAAAGTCTAACTCGAAACAATCAAGGCCAACTATAAGATGATCTAAAAAAAGCTGAACGTTGGGAGGTAGATGCTTTAAACCTTTTACTTGTTTTTGTTTTGTCAAAACGGAACCTCGCCGCTTTCTACTTCTTCGTCGGTTTTTGCTTCTACTTTACGGGGGTTAATAGTTCCGTAAGCTCCGTATTCATCTTCGTCGTAAGAACCTATCTTCCCGTTGCCGTATAACATTATGCCGTCTACTTCCTTAGAAGTACCATCTCGCATATCGTAAACTTTACCTTTAGCGTGGTTTTCGGGGTTATCAGCTAAGTTCATACAAAGATTAGATAAATCTAAAACTGTTTCTAAAGGAATAAAAAGTCTTATTCTTTTAGGATATTTTTCCTTACTATCGGGAAATTTATTATCCGAAACGGAAAAATTAACCGGCAAACTTAAGGCGGGTTCGAATGGTGTATTAAAAGCCATAATTAAAAAGAGTTAATAGGGGTAACAGAGTGTGCTTCTTCCCAAGCCAAAACTTGGGGTAGAGCGTAGCGAACGTAGGGAGTATTAATTTTCCTTTCCGTTGCGAGGCGTGGTACTTCGTACCAAGTGGGTCCTAAAGGGGTTCCCCTCCTAGTAGAAGTACGCCATCTTTTTACCGTTGCGATACAAACGCCGTAACGGTGGGCTAAGTCTTTAGTAGATAAATAAGGTTGATCTTCCATTAGCCTCGCATTAAATTAGACATTTTTTTAGTAATAAGGCGTTCTAGTTCTACCTTTTGGGGGTTAGTAAGCTTACCGTTCCTAAAACGCTCGTTAATGTTACCTTTATAGTCATCTAAAACTTTCATAGTCTTAGCTCGCTGTATGGCGGCTACAGCTAACTCGTAAGTCTTTTCGCTTTCGGTTATAGCTTGTTTAACCGTAGGATTAATAACTTCGGAAACTTGCTCCCGTAAAGTTTCTATTACTTCGCCTTTGTTTACTTCCGGTTTAGGCTTGTTATTCTTCCAACTTTTATCTTTACCGTTATATAAAGAAAGTCCAAACTGGTTCCCAAACTGCATAAAGGCTCTTTTACGGGCGTCGGTTTCGGCTTCTTTAATAGCGGCTTCGTGGTTGCTTCCTATACCTTGTTTAGTGTTACCATGCCCTGCTCCGGTTCCTTCTCGTATAACATCGCCAACGGTTACTCTTACTTTAGCGATATAAGTAACGTTTTCTGGCTCGTTATTAACGCAAGTAGTCTCGATAGTTTCGCTACTCCAACCGCCATAGCCGAAAATACGATTAGCTTCGTCTATAACGTGCCAACCTTCTACATAGGCTAGTTGAAAAGTTCCGGCTCGGTTACCATCTCTTTCTTTAACGTTTTTAGCAAGTATAGGCTCGCTAAGTTGTTCGGTTTGTTTTTCTGTAAAAGTCATAGTTTTAATAAGAAGCCCATTTAGGAAGGCTAATAGTTGTAATTTTTTCGGTATAGCTCGGCCAGTAGCTATCGGTGTGGCATTGGCTTATGCCTTTTAAGGCCTCGTTGCGTAGCTCTAAACCTAAAGCAAGAGCGTCGGGGTCAAGCTCCGTAACGCTAACGGCGAAAGGAAATACTTTCTCTACGGCTACGAAAATAAACTTCTTTGCTCCCGTAACTTGTAAATAATGAGCCGCTTGTAAGTGGTAAAGGTATCGGGCAACCGTTCTAGAAAAAGTATCGGGTTCCGCTCCCCCCTCTCCGGTAGTTTTTAAATCTACTATCGTGTCGCCTTTTATATAGTCGGCTCTAGCTTTACAAGCTAAACCGGTATCTTTATCATCTACCCAAAAACTAAGTTCGGGTTGGCCGCCGGTAAGAAGTTTAGAAGCTACGGGGTGCTTTCTTACGGCGTTGGCTACATTAGAAGCAAGCTCGTATTCGGTAGATGTAATAGGTTCTATCCCTTTAGCAAGCATTTCTTCGGCTTGTATTTTACCGGCTTTAGTATTTTGTTTGCCGCATACTCCGTAAGCTACTTTGGCTCTATCGGGTTCTAAAGTAAAAGCGTGGCAAAGTTCGCCCGCTCTAAATGCTGTTTTAACGGCGGTAGGGTGTTCGAACTCTTCGCTTCCGTATTTGTATTTAAAGAAAACTTCGGGGCAAGCTTTGTGAAATACTTTTACATCGGTTGCCGAGTAAGCGGGGTCGGCGTGGTAAGTCGCCGCCGGAGTAATAACTCCTTTAGTCTGTTTCATTTTGGGGTTTAATAGTTAAAAGTTTTAAGTGGCGGTTAGCCTCCTCTCCGAGAAAGTTAGGTTCTTCTACTTCCTCGAAGCGATTTTTTTCTAAAAGTAAATCTTCTAATTTAGAAACTAGAAGTCGGTTAGCTGCTAACTCTTTTTTAATAACGTCTAGTTCTTCATTTAGGTTTGTTATTTTTGGGTATCTAAAAGAAGTAACTGTAGAAAGTATTTTGTTTCTAAGTTGTTTAGTCTTTTTGTAGTCGTTATTAAGTAAAAAAATTAAGTGGCTAATCTCTTTACGCATAATTTTTTGCATTTAATACTCCGCCTTTAGAAAATCTTCTACGGAAACATCATCTTTCATAATTAAGTTTCCCTTATAAGTACAAGTATCATCGGCTTCGGGGTGGTTAACAAATAAACGTTCCCAGTAATTAACTTCTTTAAGCCAATAATTATCGCCTTGTTCTTTTTGTATTTGTTTTCCATTATTTTCTAGATAGTTGATTCTAGTAATAATTTCTTTAATAGTTTTCATTTTTTTAGCTCCTCGCAAGCGGCTTGGATACCGGCTTGGCAATCTGCGATAGTCATGTCGGTTAGAGTAGAGTCGAAAGCTGTAAAAAAGATAGCTCCGATAGCAAAGTAAAGAAATAAATGTCTCATTATTCGATACCTGTATCTAGTTTGTATCTAACTAACTGGCCGATCTCTCTAGTTAGCTTGCCTACGGTACGCTTGTGCTTTGCGATGTCCTCCATACGGTTAGCAGCGAAAGCGTGTAAGTATGCGGTCTGAGCTTCGTG